GCCGATCCGAACAGCGCGACGAGGTAATCGTGTCTTCTGTCGGACTTCGCGCGCGATTCTATCAGAGCAGCCGTCCATGCAGGTATCCGGTTCGCACCTTGACAACCGGATAGGCACGGAAGCGGCAGCAGTTAGGAGCCGCGTATGGAAACTACAACGACACCAACGCTTGAAAAGTCCCTTGCGAAGTTCGCGTCTCGCGTGGCGGAAGGAAAGGCCACCTCTGAGGAACTGGCGTTCATGAAGGAGCTGGTTGCCCGCCGACCAATTGCCACATCGATCGACGGGCGTGACCTTTCGCGAGAGGTTAGCAGTTTGAGCTAAGCCATTCATGGTACTGCCTTATGGCATCGAATGTGAAGTCCTGCATGGCTGCGACGATTGCCAGCATGGCGTCACCGTTTGTCACGTCGATACGATCGTCTTCGCCTTTGAACTCGTTGATCGCATTGATGATTATCTCACTGCGTCTTTTCATGTTCTGCTCTGTGTTCAACAGCTCGACGAACTCGTCGAAGTTTTTGTCCATTTTCACCACCTCCAATCTGAGCGAATCGTACCACGCTGCCGCTTCTGTGCCTATTCGGAGAGCACATTGAAAACATAGCAGCACGCTCGAAAGCAAGGCCCAAGCCGCGCTCTTGCGTGCCAATAACTACCAACCTACGAGATAGGAGAGGACATGAACGACATGAGCGCCGTGGTGTTCCAATTCGGCGAGCACCACTACGAGGGTGCATACGGGTCAGCCACCGTCCACGTGCCGCGCGACGTGACGCTGGGTGATATCGAGCCAGCGCTGACCAACTTCGTGCGCGAGGCGTGGGGAGAGAAAGAGGAGGAAGCGGAAGATGCCGCGTGAAAAGGAAAGCGCGCCAGCCGTGGAAAGTGGGCGCGCATCCGTCAGGAAAGACGGTGCAAGTGTACCACAAACCTACGACATGGCACGCGACGATCCCGAGACATGGGAGCGCGGGTGCCGTGGAGCTGGAATCATGCTCTGCGTCGCATGGGCCGTATGCGTTCTAGTGTCCTGCATCCGATAGGAAGGAAACCAGATCATGGGAATCATCGACGACGTCATCAACATCAACGGCGAGCAAGCAGAAAAGACCTACACGAAATCTGACGTTATGGAGAAGCTCTCCATGCTGGAGGCTCCTATTAGAGAAGATTGCGAATGCGAAAGCTGCTCGTCTCCTGGATGCAAGCTGTTCAGCGCTGGAGCGCGTGCGATGGCGACCGCTCTTTTGGATGAGATGGACGCTGATGAGGTGCGATGCTTGAAATGCTTATCGAAATGGCGAAGAGGGCAATTAATAACGAGATTGGAGGCATCTAAGATGGCGCTCAAAACCGTGTCCGTTGAAGACATCCCGCTGGTTCGCGACTTGTCGATTTTAAGCGAGCTGCACAAGTTCGCCGATGAAACCATAAGCGAGTTCGCGGAAAGCGGCTACGAGGCTGCGCTTGTCGAGGGCATCCCGAAAGGATACAAGACGCAGCAAGTCGTGAATCAGCTACGGAACGCGGCATACCGCCAAAAACTGAATTGGCGCATCAAGGTGATGCAGCGGAAGAACGAAGTCTACTTGAAGAGGGAGTACTGATCATGAGGCTCGATGACATCAACGCACTCGTGGATGCCGCGCGCGTCTACGACCGAGCGCACAAGCGCATCGTCGGGGAGGACTTCGACAAGACCGTGTACCTCCGCTCGATGGGCGATTTCATGGAGGTTGCGAGGGTGACGGACACCTCCATCGACCGGGTCCCCCTTGACGGAGGCGTATCGCACTTCTCGATCTGCTACCGAGGGGTTCGGTTTTGCTACAACGGGACGGAGGTCGAGTGATGGGGGTGGCCGTGCTGGAGGAATGGCGCCCGGTAAGGGGTTTCGAGAACTGCTACGAGGTAAACAGAAAAGGCGAAGTTCGCAGCCGCAAGACCGGGCATTGCCGGATTTTGAAACCAAGGTTGAACAGCAAGACGGGCTACAGTTTCGTGAACCTCTACAACGGAGGTGCTAGCGAAACGAAAACGCTGCATAGGATCGTCGCCGAAGCGTTCATTCCGAACCCAGATGGGCTTCAATACGTGAACCACATCAACGAGGACAAAACCGACAACAGAGTTGAGAACCTCGAATGGTGCAATCAGCAATACAACGTCAACTACAGCAAAGCAAAAAGGTTCAAGCCAGTCGCGCTCTACATGGTTGACGGCGAGAAGATCGCAACTTTCGTTAGCGAAAAGGCGGCTGCCGAGGTGCTTGGAGTAGGCAAGTCTTGCGTATCCCAAGCGCTTAGCGGCCTGCGACACACCTGCGCTGGCTTCGTCGTCGAATATGAAACGGAAGTGGATTAATGGCAATTCCTGTTTTAATCATGGGGCAGAGCGGCACTGGGAAGTCGTACAGCCTACGCAACCTGCCCAGCGAGCATACGGCGCTCTTCAACGTAATCGGAAAACCGCTGCCGTTTAGGAAAAAGCTTGACGCGGCTGCGATACGCGATATACCGACCATTCAGAAAAAAGCATTGGAGACCAAGCGCCCGATAGTCGTGCTCGACGATTTCGGTTACGCCGTCACCGATCTCTACATGCGCCTGACATACGGCCCGGAGAAGACGCGAGACCAATACGAACCGTACAAGCGCATCGGCGCGGAGGTCTACAACCTTGTGAACGCCATACAGGCTGCGAAGAAGGAGAACGCCGAGAAGATCGTGTACATCATCATGCACACGGACATGGACGCGCAGGGTCACACCGTCCCGGCGACCGTCGGCAAGATGATCAACGAGAAGATAAACATCGTAGGCATGGTGTCCATCTGCCTGACCTCGTTCACCGATGGCGACACCTACGGCTTCGTCACCAACGCCGCACCTCCAGTGAAGTCTCCCCCTGGAATGTTCAAAGACCAAATCGTAGACAACGACCTCAAAGCGGTTGATACGGCCATCCGCGAGTACTGGGGCATGGCTCCAATTTCGGAAGGCTCCAACGATGCTGATTAGCCATCGTAGAAGCGCCTACGTCGACGACGACGAGCTTGAACGCGCAGCGGGGATGCTCGAGATAGCGTCGGAGAACGAGGCGAACGCGATAGACCGAAGCTGCTACGGGGGAGCGGCCGCAGTGCTGAGAGCGCTGAACGGCCACGACATCAAGACATGCGACGACTTGATGACCGTGTTCAAGCGCATCGCATTCGATCAGACAACCGAAAGGAGATAGACATGAGAGATCTGGGATTGGCGAACGTCGAGGAGACGACCTTCGGGGAAAAGCTGCCCGTAGGCGGCTACGTCGTTCGCATCACCGACGTTGAGGACGTTCCAGACAAGGAGTACCTGTGGATCGTCTACGACGTCGAGGAGGCGTACGTCGACGGGAAGCTGACCGACGAGTACAGCGGCCACTACTCCGACGATTGGGGCAAGAGCAACGGATGGGCGCACCGGTTCCTCCGCTCCTACAAGGACAGCGCGCTCGGCATGTTCAAGGCGTTCGCGAACCGCGTCGAGGAATCGAACCGCGGATTCAAGTGGAACCAGTGCAACGAGGACGAGCTTATCGGCAAAGAAGTAGGCGTCGTGCTCCAAAAGCGCTTCTACACCAACGACAAGGGCGATGACAAGGAAGTGCTGGAGGTGCGCGGCGTGTACGCCTCGCAGGACATCCGAAGCGGAGACTTCAAGATTCCCGCCCCGCGGGACGGCCGCGAGAAGGTCGGAAATGTCGTTGACGCGGCATCGTGCGTCGATGACGAAGACGTACCGTTCTAGTTGCTATGGCGCTGATAGAGGACGTCAACAACAAGGTCGGCCAGCACGTGCTCAAAAACGATTACTGGGCGTCCGTGGGGGAGAAGGTGGTTCGCTGCCATCTCCCCTACGGAGACTACCAGCTTCCAGCTCCGATAGTCGTAGACACCAAGCGCTCGGTGGACGAGCTGGCGGCAAACATAGACAACGACCACGTACGGTTCAGAAACGCATGTATCCTCGCACGCGAATGCGGGAGCAAGCTCGTAATCCTAACCGAGAACGATCTGGGAATACGCTCGCTTAACGATCTGACGAGGTGGGAGAACCCGCGCAACTCCATCAACGAGAAGAAGGGGCTGCGTCCTCCGATAAGCGGGCTGCGCCTCGCCAAGGCGTGCGCCACGATGGAGCGCAAGTACGGGGTCAAGTTCGAGTTCTGCGCTCCATCAGAGGCGGGGGAGCGCGTGATGGAGATTCTGAAAGGCGGTGGGAAACATGGCGGAAACGACGATGCTTGACGCGGCGCTTTCGTACGCGCATCTCGGATTGGCCGTGTTCCCGCTCGTCGAGGGAGCTAAGAACCCAGCGACCGCAAAGGGGTTCAAAAACGCTTCGACCGATGAAAAGACTGTCCGCACCTGGTGGACGAGAAATCCGAACTACAACATCGGCATCGCATGCGGCAACGGAACAATGGTCATAGACCTCGACGTCGACGAGGCGAAGGGCGAGGACGGAACGGCGACGCTCCGCAAGTGGGAAGGCGAGCACGGAAAGCTCCCCGAAACCGCCACAGCCGTTACAGGGCGCGGAGGGCTGCACATGCTCTACCGCATCGACGGCGAGGTAAGGTGCTCGGCGAACCCGAAGCTGGGAGTTGACGTGCGGGGCGACGGAGGTTATATCGTCGCTCCTCCCTCGATCCACCCGAACGGCACGCGGTACGAATGGGAGCGCGACCCGCGAGAGCGCGAAATCGCCGAAGCTGACGGCAACGTCATGGCGTTCATCGAGTTCGTTCAGGGCAAGAAGGACGACAACAAAGCCCTTTCCGTTCCCGGAGAGATCGAGAGCGGGGGAAGGAACAACACGCTTTTCAAGATGGCGTGCTCGCTGCAAAGCAAAGGGCTCAGCAACTCGGCGATACTCGCGGCCGTGATGGCGGAGAACGCAGAGAAGTGCAATCCACCGCTCCCCAATAACGAGGTTCGGAGGCTTGTCGAAAGCGCGTTGACGAAGGAGAAAGGCAACGCGGAAGACCCGACGAAGATCAAGGTCGCCCTGTCGAAGAACGAGAACGGGAAGCCTCACCAGAGCATCAGCAACTGCATTCGGGCTCTCGAACGCGACGACAGGCTTGCCGGCCGCTTCAGGTTCAACTCCATAGCCTACACCAAGACGGTGACGCTTCCCGTGCCGTGGGACGACGGCGAGGGGGAGCGGCCTATAGCCGACTGGGACTATTGCGGGCTCGCCTCGTTTCTGGAGCGCCGATACGGCCTGATGAGCAAGAACAAGGCCATCGACGCGGTGACGGAAGTCTCCATGCACAACCGCTACAACCCCATCACATCGTGGCTGGACGGCCTCGAGTGGGACGGGGAGCCGCGCATGGACACGCTGCTTCCCTGCTTCCTCGGGACGGACATGAGCGACTACAACGTGGCCGTCATGCGCCTTTTCATGATGGGAGCGGTCGCAAGGGCGTATGAACCTGGGACGAAGTTCGACTACATGCCGGTTTTCATCGGGCCGCAAGGTCTCGGCAAATCGTTCTTCCTCCGCAAGCTGGGGCATTGCTCGGACTGGTACTGCGACAACTTCAACACCATCGAGGGCGACGCTGCCGCCGAGAAGCTACGCGGGCTGTGGATCGTGGAGATGGCCGAGCTCTTGGCTGCGAAGAAGCAGCGCGACGTTGAGAGCATCAAGGCTTTCCTCACATCGCAGGTCGACACGATACGCCCGAAGTACGCCAGGGAGACCGAGCAGAGGCCGCGAGCGTGCGTGTTCGCCGGAACGACGAACAACCCGCATTTTCTCACGGATACCACTGGGAACCGCCGTTTCCTCCCTGTCGAGTGCGGAATCAACAAACCGGCCATGAGCCTGTTCGCCGACGGAGTGGACGATTATTTCGAGCAAGCATGGGCAGAGGCAGTCCATGTCTACAAAACGGAGCGTCCCGTGCTCGTGCTAGACGAACGTTCGGCTGCGTTCGCCATGGAGAAGCAGGAGCAGTACCTGGAGGACGATCCTCGCGTAGGCATGGTGCAGCAGTACCTCGACGAGAAGCTTGCCGAATGGATGGATAAGCCGCAGCGCCGCCCCGAGGACGTGCGCGTGTGCGCGCAGGAGCTTATCCAGGAGGCGCTTCCCGAGGAGCAGTGCAGGGCGCAGAGCCGATTCCTCGTGAACGAGATGCACACCATCATGCAGACGAAGATCGAGGGGTGGGTGAAGTACCCGACGAACAAAGGGAGGGCTAGAACGACGGACTACGGATTTCAGCGTTGCTATGTTCCCGAATCGCTGTCGGAAAAATTGTAACCGACACTGTAGGCGGCAAACGAACATTGTATCCGTTGTAACCGTTGTAACCGACTTTTCTAAAAACTTTTATCTGCTTTGGTAGCAAAAAAGGTCATGTAACCGACGTTGTAACCGACAAAAACAAGCGTCGGTTACAGAAAAAATGTTTTCTGACCTGCAATTGTAGCCGTTGTAACCGTTGTAACCGACTTTTCTAAAGAAAAGAGAAAAGTAATAGATATATAGGTAATAAGGGTTTATAGGGCACAGGCGGTTACACGGTTACAACGGCAAAACGAGAACCAAAAGAAGCGAGGTGAAGGATGGGTTCAGATGCGCTGTTTTTCAAAGGCCGCATGTGCGTGGTAGACGCCAAAGGCCGCGACGTGTTCTGCGGGGACACCGTGGCCGACTGCTACTGCGAGCGGCACCAGGTGGTCGGGTTCCGCATCGTCGACGAAGACCACGCTTTCATCAAGGACGAGGAAGGGCGCGATCTTATTCCCCACCTCGTGGAAAAGGTCGCGTAACGAAAGGAAAAATCATGAGTCATTTCGCAGTCGCCGTGTTCACCGACGGAACGAAGACCGTTGACGAGTTGCTCGCGCCTTACATGGAGAACAGCTGCGCCGTGCCAGATAAGAAGTACATGAAGTTCTATGAGGACGAGGAATGCGACGTCGATCCAGAAACCGGGAAGAGCGGCTACTGGCAGAACCCGAACGCAAAGTGGGACTGGTACCAGGTTGGAGGAAGGTATGGCGGGACGCTCCGGCTGAAAGACGGCGCACGTGCGGATTTTGCCCGTGTCGGAGACTGTGACTTCTCGCCTGACGAGAAAGAGCGCGCCGATGCCATCGACTTCTGGGAGCGCGTGATAGACGGGAAAGGGGCGCCCGAGGAAAAGCCGTTCACACTCTACAGCAAGGATTTCTATGTCGAGCGCTTCGGGACGAAGGAGAAGTTCGCGGAGTGCCAAGCGCTCTTCGGCACCTGGGCTGTCGTCACGCCGGACGGCAAGTGGTACGAGAAAGGCGAGATGGGTTGGTTCGCATGCAGCGACGAGACGCACGAAGAAGCCTTGGCGTGGGACCTAGGCTTCAAGGAGCGCTTCATCGACACGGCTGATCCAGACTGGTTTGTGACGATTGTGGATTGCCACATCTAAGCTGTCGCGCAACCGCACTTTGACAATCGAATATGCTATAATCGCTTCATCAAGTCGCTCCTGAAAAAGGAGCGAGGATTGAAATATCAGCGTACCCCCCCATTGAAAACCATGCGCGCATCGCAGGAACCGGCTACTTCCACTGGTAATGGCGCTGTTGTTGGTTCGAGTCCAACCCGGGAGACATTCTCGGTAGCTCAACGGTAGAGCACGAAAAAACGCCGATTCCGTTTTCATCGCGCATGATTGGAGAACGTTACAAGGCTGCGCATCGCAGAGCATCGGTTACTTCGACTTGTAATCGAGAGGCCGCGGGTTCGAGTCCCGTCCTTGCCCGAACGTGCGAGGTAGCTCAGTTGGTTAGAGCGCTTACGTACCGTGCTCGTTTTCATCGCAGCCGACAAAGCCGTGTTACGCCGTTATGGAGGCGGCTCGGGCTGTAAACCCGTAGTTCCTACGTCGCGGGGTTCGATTCCCTGACACGGCACCATACATACGATGCTGCGCATCGCAGGGTTCGGCTACTTCTGATGCCATGATTCAGACCAAAAACTCCGATCCCGATTTCATCGCAGCATTCCCCCGCGAAGCGATTCCTGAACAGGGTCGCTTCTTTATTTTCCAAGGAGAAACACATGTCCAATTTCAACGCAAAGGCAACCGCGAAGACCGCGAACAAAAGCGGGCATTCTGCCTACAAGATGGCCGACAAGGAGAAGCTGGTCACGCAGGTTCTCACCACCTTCTTCAACGAGCCGAAATACTACGGCGACAACTCCGGCGAGCTGATGGAGACGGCATACGCCGTCATCGCGAAAGAACCCGAGTTCGTGGCGAAGCTCGCGATCTACGCCCGCACCGTGTTCAACATGCGCAGCGTGTCGCACGTCCTGTGCGCGATGCTGGCGAACAGGGTCAAGGGCGCCGGTTTCGTTCGCACGACCATTGCAAAGTGCTGCGTTCGAGGCGACGACATCACCGAGATTCTGGCATGCTATATCTCGATGTACGGCAAGCCGATTCCGAACAGCCTCTGTCGAGGATTGAAGGACGCGTTGAAGGCCGCTCCTCCTTACGCCGTCGCAAAGTACCAGGGTTCTGACAAGGCCGTCAAGATGGCCGACGCGATCAAGCTGTGCCACCCCAAGCCCGGAGACGTGTTCAAGGATTGCATCGAAGAGACGCTGCCCGTCCCGACGAGCTGGGAAACCGAGCTTTCCAAGAGCGGCAACACAAAAGAGACGTGGGAGCGCCTTATCGCTGAACGCAAGATCGGATACATGGCGGCTCTGAGAAACCTCCGCAACATGGTCAACGCGAACCCCTCGAACATCGATGAAATCCTCTCCATGATCGCCGACCCAGAGCGCGTGAAGAAATCGCGCCAGCTCCCGTTCCGTTTCCATACCGCATACAAGCAGATGAAAAGCGCGCCCAACGCCGGTTCAAAGGTGCTCGACGCTTTGGAGGACGCAATGTCGGCATCGGTCGCCAATATGCCCGAGCTTCCCGGCACGACGGTCATAGCCGTCGATTGCTCCGGCAGCATGACGTATTCGCCCATCAGCAGAAAATCGACCGCGACCCCCATGGAGATAGCTTCCGTTCTCGGAGTGTGCGCCGCCGTGTCAGCCGACAACGCCATCCTGTACGCTTTCAGCGACGATGCGGTCAAGGTCAACGTTTCACGACGCGGAGGTATTCTCGCGCAGTCCGAGGGCGTATATACCTCGGTGTACTACCACGGAGGCACGAACATGCACGCCCCGTTCGACGCGATGATCCGCGACGGGGTGAGGGCGGACCGCGTCATCGTGCTGTCCGACAACGAAGTGAACAGCCGGTGGAACGATCCCGTTCAGAAGGTCGCCGACGAGTACCGCCGCAAGACCGGGAGCGATTGCTGGGTTCACGCCATCGACCTTCAAGGGTACGGTACGCAGCAGTTCCACGGTGCTAAGACCGACATCATAGCCGGATGGAGCGAGCGTGTACTTGAGTTCGTGCCCCTCGCGGAACAAGGAGCTGGCGGCATCGTCGCCCAGATCGAGGGTACGGTGCTGTGATGTGCCTCATCGAACGCCAAGCCGAGCTGCTGCGACTGGAGGCGGAAGTCATCGCAGAGAACGTTTCATCACGCATGAACGGAGAATCAAGCAGCTACCTTTATAGCGGCATGATCGGGCGCGGCTCGACCAAGACGGCAATATCTGACGATTTGCGGAAGCTGCGCCGCGATGCGTTGGTGCTGATGAAGATGCTGGAAGGAGAGGGACGATGAAGAGTGAATTTCAACCATGCCCCGTATGCAAATCTAATTCGATAAGACCCGTCATTTCAAGGAAGGGCGATTCCGTCAAATGTAACGATTGCGGGTTCTCCGTTCCGGTTCAAGCTCCTAAAGTATGCGTTTTGTCTGAATGGAAGAAGCCGTTCATCGATCAATGGAACGAATACTGCAAGGAAGTGAAGGTAGGCATCGACCTTGCCAACGGACCAGACTTCTCTGCCACTTATACACCGCGGTACTGTAATGACGGGAGTGAGAAATGAGCGAAATCGACCTCAACGATTACAAGTCACCGGAGATCAAAGTCGGAGATCAGACGATTCAAGTGATCTGCCGAATCGACGTGGACAGTCTGGCCGACATCCTTGTACGCAGAACCAACGAGCAGCTGTTCCACGAGGCCGCAACCCTGCAAGGCTACGTCAAGGAGCGCACGTGCAAACCTATCTGTAAAGGCACGAGCGTATCGTGCGACGTATGCGGGAGCGAGCTGCACGATCCGTATAGGTTCTGCGGCGGATGCGGCGCGAAGGTGGCGGGCGAATGAGCGAGAAGAAGTATCTGCTCACCGAAAGCGATATCAGGCAAATCAAAGACCTCGAATGCGGCTGGTGCGCAGACAACGCGGGCGGGCATTTCAACTGCGCAGACGCATCGAATGCGGAACAGGAGCGGTTCCTCGAAGCCCACGAGTACCGCGAACGCACGTGCGAGATGATCGACCTTAAAACAGGAGATCGAGCAGACTACGATTGCGACGAGCATGTGTTTCACTGCGAGGCGTGTCATGCGGAACGCGGTGTGTACGCATACAACGAGGACGGCGACGTGTGGGCAGAGATGCCGAAATACTGTCCAGAGTGCAGAGCCAAGGTGGTTAAGCCATGACGAACTGGGAGCATTACTTCGGCACTCCTGAAAAGGCGGCGCGCATGGATGTGCGGTTCGATAGTTGGCCGTCCAGGGTGAGTGTAGACAGAGTGGTGCGCATCAACGATCAGACTTGCTCGCGCCGCTACACAGTCCACGACATGACGCCAGATGAATACCGAGCGTGGCTCGATGCCGAGTACGACGATGGGACAATCGTTTTCGAGGATTAGGAAGCTGATCATGGTTAATACAATACCTCGCGACAAACTGGGGCGCATCGTGTACGAGGGAGACGTGCTTGATAACGGAATGCGAGTCGCTTTCGTCGGGAAAAGATCGTGTGCGCTTGATCTGGAAATAGACCTGTCCATGTCCCCTGAACGCACCAATCATGAGCGGTACTTTGCAGACGATGCGCCGTGCGGCTTTCCGGCGGCGATGCATCCTACGGCTATTGCGACACTGTGATTCGGGAGGTGGACGGAAAATGACCGAACGCGAGCGCTACATAGTCCTGCGCAATAACCAGATCGTAGCGGTTGGAACAGCGAGCGAATGCGCTGTTGCGACAGGGCTAAAACCTAGAACCATCCAGGCTTACGCAGCCGACCCGAGGCGAGTAGGCATCTGGCGCGTGAAGCACGCGCCGAAAGGCATATGATCGAAAAAGGAGACGACATGAGCATCTACGGAGACCGCGAGCCGTCTGGCCTCGGAGCATGCCTGGCGGCGTCGGCTGTTGCGATCTTGATTTTCGCGGGCATCGGGCACGGAGCCGTCAATCTGGCTCGGTTCCTCGCGAGATCGTTCGCGTAGCACGATAGGAGAGCGAGCCAGGGGCGCGTCTGGCTAACAACAACGCGCAGCGTTAAAATGACGCTCGACAAATAGCATTTAAGAGGGAGAGACAGCATTTGACACATACAGCAAACGCATTGGAGAACGCAATCGATAGAAGGGAGCGCGCGAAGAAGTACCTGGAGCAGTACTGCGTTACTTACTGCCGCTGCGTCCAGTCGAAGATCGCGCTGAACAACCTGGAATCGCAGAGGGAGGACTGGACGCAAAGCTACGAAACGTGCGGAGGAGGATCCGGAAGCAAGAAAGACCTCGCTGACATAGTCGCTGCTTTCGATTCCATAGTGGCCGACGCGAAGAGGAGGGTGGCCGCTCTCGGGTTCTTCCTGGACGAGATAGATTCCGTCATCGCCAACGTCCAGGCGGAGAACCCGAACGCTGCCACGGCGCTCACCAAGAGGTACCTCGTCATAGGGAAAGCGCCGGAATGGATAGACATCGCAGACGATCTTGGCTACGCCGAGGCTACGGTGAAGATGCACCATGCGCGCGGGCTCGACCTGGTATCCGACATTCTCGAAGAGTGCAACTGCGATTCGAAACTATATACGTTTTTATACTCGAAACCGTGATATCCTGTCTTTAGCGAAGTCCGCCAGACGGCGGGCTTTTTCATTTCGATAGGAGCTGATGCCGATGGTGACGATGGGAAAAGAAGACCTGAAGCTGTACACGCTGTTCTATATGGAGCGCCTTGAAGATGGCAGCGACCAATACGCGCGCTTCTGCGACATCATGCTTACTATGATGGGCGTGGTCAAACCTGACGGGAGCCTTGCCGACGATTTCGCGAAATCCGAATACTGGGATGGCGGGAACGACGGAACTCCGCTGCGCCCATCGGCACGAGCGAACATCAAAGCCGCGCTCCCGAAAGACCAGTGGTATCTGATGGAGCCTCACGAACCGAAGGCGTAGCAAATCAATCACATAAACTAAACAACGACGAGCCGTCCGAACGGGCGGCTTTTTTAATGCCATGGCAAAGGAAGGAGCAAGCGATATGGACGTGTTCGAGATCGGCCGCATCGCATCGCGGTACGAAACCTACGTGGTGCGCAAGACGCTTCGCGCCGTAGCGGAGGCGGTGGAGCGCATGGCGCGCGCAATGAACGGAGGAGCGGAATGAAGAAGATCTATCACGACCTCAGCACGAGAGACAAAGCAATCGAGTCCATCAAGGCAGCTGGAGAATACATATCTGAACACGCTGGCAACATCCTGGGAGACTATCCGAGCGGTCTTGTCGAGCTGGATATAGAAGTCAGCGCAAAGTTCGACCGCAGCGATGTCGTGTGCGTAGACGTGAGGCGCAAGCACGTGGTGACAGGCAGAGATCCAGATGCTTAGATCGTGCCCTGCATGCGGGCGCATCCACGACAGCCGCGTCAAGTGCAGGAGCAAGCAGCACGCTCCGCGGAAATCCAGGGCGTCGAAGTACCGCAGCACGGCTGACTGGCAGCGCACGCGCGACGAGGTTCGCGGCCTCGACATGAACATGTGCGTCGTGTGCCGCTCGCTCGGCATCATCACTACGGACGGCCTCAGCGTCCACCATATCGTCCCGTTGGAGGAGGACTTCGACCTCCGCAACGACCTCGACAACTGCATCACGCTCTGCTCGATGCACCACGAGGAGTCGGAGCGAGGCGATATAAGCCGTTCTGCGCTTCGAGATCTGATAGGACGATACAGGAATGGGGAGAGCAATCCCCCCCCGGCCTGACGCGATCCTGCGGCCTCTCAGCCGTACACCAACGCGCCCCAGCCAAAGACACAAACTGTTTTTAACTCATGAAAATTTCCCCGAACTAACTTTCACGGAAGGAGGTGAGGCGCATGGCGAGACCGACGCTTCCGGTGGACATGCTGTCGGACGGCACGCGCATCTCCAACGCCGAGCGGGAGGCGCGCGCCGCCATGGAGCGGGAGCTGCGCGGCAAGAGCGACCGCCTAGACCCGCCAGCCGAGTGGAGCGACGAGCGAAAAGCCCTGTTCGTTTTCATCGTGGGCGAGTGCTTCCCGGAAGATTCGCTCTGCAACCTCGATTACTTCCTCCTCGAAGAGCTCGCAATCTCGCTCGACCGCAAGGCGAAGCTGGACATACTGATAGACCATGACGGCGTTGGGGTTGAGGCGCTATCAAACGTGCAGACGCGCCAGGCAAGGGAATCGTGCCGCAAGAGCGCGCTCGACTGCATGCGCGACCTCGGCATGTCGAGGGCCGCGCGCGCCAAGGTCGCCGACAAGGCGGCTAGCATAGCGAAGAAGCCGGTGACGGTCTTCGACGTCATGGGCGAAGATGAGGACTGACCATGCAGCCGTCTACGCGCGCGCCGTAGTCGAAGGTACGCTGTCCGCGCCTCACGTCGAAGTCGAGGGAATCGACCTCGCACCGCGATACGTAAAGCTCCAATGCGCCGAATTCCTCCGCATGTGGGACGACGAAAACCCAAAGTACATGGTGGACAGGAAGCTTCTCGCGCGGATATGCCGCATCCTGTCCGTGCTGATGATGGCGAAGGGTCCGCGCACGGGGAAGGCGGTCTACGAAGCGCTGGCAGGCTACCAATGGCTCATCATCGCGGCGCTTCTCTGCTGCGTCCACCGCGACGACCCGAAAAGGAGGCGCTACGAGCGCGCGCTCTTGGAGATATGCAGAAAGAACGGCAAGACCTTCGTCGTAGCCGTCCTCTTCATCCTGCTCTTCCTCCTGGAGCCTCCGTTCTCGCGCTTCTTCAGCGTGGCTCCAGACGGCGATCTGGCGCGCGAGATAAAGAAGGCGCTCGACCCGCTCATCTCGGTCAACGACGAGGCTTTGGCTGGCGACCTCGACGTTCGGCGCGACTGGATACGCAGCAAGCGCAGCAAGACGGAGTACAAGCCGCTGAACTACTCGACGAACCGCATGGACGGCAAGGAGCCTAACGCTTTCATAGCGGACGAGATCGGCGCGTTGCCGACGAACTACCCCATCGAGGCTATGCGATCCGGCCAGCTTCTTGTGGACATGCCGCTCGGCTTCTGCACGTCGACGAAGTACCCCACGATCGACAACCCGCTCGAGGACGAGGTCTCGTACGCGAAGAAGGTGCTCGACGGCATCATCGAGGACGAGGCGTGCTTCGCGCTCTTGTACGAACCCGACGACACGAAGGGCTGGATGGACGACGACGCCGTCCTTGCCCAGGGGAACCCCTTGTCGCTCGAAATCGAGAAGGTTTGGGACAACCTGCTGAAATGGCGCGCGGAGGCGGTCGCCGTCGAAAGCAAGCGCGAGAACTTCATCACGAAGCACTGCAACATCGTCTACCAGGGAGCAGGGACTGAATCCTACGTTCCGATAGACGCCGTGAAGTCGGGGTCGGAGGAATCGATAAGCTTCGCAGGCCGCTCGCTGTACGTCGGCGTTGACCTCGCGATGACGAACGACAACTGCGCCGTCGCCGTCGCGTTCGAGGACGACGACGAGATATTCTGCGACGTCACCGCGTTCTTCCCAGCAGAGCGCCAGCATGAGAAGACCGTTTTCGAGAAAGTGGACTACCAGCAGTTCGTCAACGCCGGGAACGCCGTCGCATGCGGCGGGATGGTGGTCGACTACTCCGTGATCGAAGAGTTCGTGAAGAGCATCGAGCGAAAGTACGGCGGCACCGTCGTTTCGCTCGGATACGACCGCTACAACGCCATATCGAGCGTCCAGAAATGGGAAGAGGCTGGCATCACCTGCGTCGAGATCAAGCAGCATTCGAGCGTTCTGCACCCTCCGACCAAACTTCTTGCAGAGAAGATCGAGGGCGGGCAGTTCCACTACCTGAAGAACAAGCTGCTCGAAATCAACTTCCAGAACGCGCGCTGCTCGTTCGACACGAACCTCAACCGTTACGTGAACAAGAAGAAGTCGAACGGCAAGGTCGATATGGTCGTCGCTCTGCTCAACGCCGTTTACCTGCTCCAGCAAGACATCATCTTCGGCGACGACTTCGTTTGCCAGTATTAGGAAGGAGGTGAGGAATTGGGAATCATGGATTATTTCGTCCGAGCGTCGGAATCGGTTGAGGACGAATCGGTAACCGGCGACGACCTTCTAATTGGAGGAGCGACGCCGCTCGTCACGATCACGAAGACCGAGGCGATGGCGATTCCGGCGTTCGCCGCATGCGTGGATACCATATCGGGCACTGTTGCGTCGTTGCCCGTGAAGCTGTACGCGAGGAACGGCGATTCCGTCACAGAGCTGGAGGACGATCCCAGGGTGCTCATGCTGAACGGCGACACGGGGGATCTGCTCACGGGCCCTGAAATGAAAAAGGCGATCGTCGAGGACTACTACTGCTCGGACGTCGGCGGCAACATGTTCGTCAACTACGCAAGCCCCTACTCGAACGAGATCGAAAGCCTCCACTACGTGCGGGCGGAAGACGTCTGCCCGATGGAGGACGAGGTCTACGACCCGATTTTCAAGCACGTCGCATACATGATCGGTGGTCGGCGGTACGAGCAATGGCAGATCGTCCGCGTTCTTCGATCCACGAGGAACGGGCGGTTCGGGCGAAGCGTCATCACGGCGAACCAGGTCGCACTGTCCGTCGCGTACATGACGATGCTCTACGAACGGTCGCTCGTCCAGCGCGGGGGAAACAAGCGAGGCTTCCTGAAATCTACGAAGGGGCTAGGGAAAAAGGCGCTGGAAGCCCTGAAAGGCGCATGGCGCCGGTTCTACGGCTCCACGGACGAGAACGTCGTAGTGCTCAACAACGGGCTGGAGTTCCAGGAGGCTTCGGCAAGCTCCACCGAGATGCAGCTGAACGAGAACAAGCAGACCAACGCGAACGACATCTACAGCATGTTCAAGATGCCTCCAGAAATCATCAGGAGCGGAGGAACCGACAACGCGAGCAAGAACGCGCGGGACAACTACATCCGATTCTGCATCATGGACGTCCTGGCCGCGTTCGTCGCATCACTTAACCGGTCTTTGCTGCTCGAATCGGAAAAACCGACCCATTTCTTCGGGTTCGACCTGTCCGAGTTCACGAAGGCAGACGTCAAGGAGCGCTGGGAGGCGTGGAAAATCGCCAAGGAGGGCGGCTTCGTCATGGTCGACGAGGTGCGCAAGTCCGAGAACATGCCGCCGCTCGGCATGGAGTACACCAACATGGGGTTGCAGGACGTTCTCTTCGACGCGAAGAGGAACAGGATCATCGTGCCGAACATGGGCAAGGCGATAGACCTCGACGACCTGCAACCGTGCGAACCGGGCGAACGGCCCGCGTCCGACGATGGAAACGTCAAGGAGCCAACCGATTAAGGAGGTGAAACAGAGATGAAGGTCAACATCAGAGCTGATTCGGTGGAGATCACCGGGTACGTGAACGCGGTAGCCCGCGAATCCCGCGTGCTGCGCGACAAGGACGGCTATTTCACCGAGACGATCAAGCCGGGGGCTTTCGCCCGCGCTCTCATGCGAGGAAAACGCGAAATGCTCTTGAACCACGACAAGGAGCGCGTCATCGGCGAGGAGGGGAAGAACCTGGAACTCAAAGAGGACGCGATCGGCCTCTACGCCCGCGCCGTCGTCGCCGACCCCGAGGTGATCGAGAAAGCGAGGAACAGGGAACTTCGCGGGTGGAGCTTCGGATTTCGACCGCTGAGGCAGAGCAAAAGCGAATCCGCCGGGATGGAGCACCGCGCCATCGAGGACATGGAGCTGACCGAAGTGTCGATCATCGACCAACGGCTTCTTCCATGCTACTCCGCGACGAGCGTGTTCACGCGCGCCGACGACGGAAGCGACGCCGCCCCCATCGAGTACCGGGCGATGGACTTCGAGAGCATCGAAACCACCGAGGAGGAGAGGGCGGAAGAGAAGCACGAAGCCCCTGATCTCTCCGAATACCTAGGCACCATCGAGCGGCTGAAAGCGCAGTAGGCGCAAGCCGCGGGAAACGAGAACGCATGAGAGCGCCGAAGGGCGCTTTTTTCATGCCCGAAAACAGGAGGAACACGTACATGAAGATCAAAGCACTGAAGGAAAAGCGCAACGCCAAGCTCGCGGAGATGACCGCCATCACCGACAAGGCCGCCGAGGAGGTGCGTGCCGTCACGCCCGAGGAGGACGAGAAGTTCCGCGCGCTCGAAAAGGAGATCGACGACCTCGACAAGACCATCGACATGATCGAGAACCAGCGCGCCAAGCTTGCCATCCCCGATGCGAAGGACAACGGCGACAGCGCCGGGACGACCGAGGACGAGGAAGTGCGCGCGTTCGCCAGCTACATCCGCTGGGGAAACCAGTCCGGCACCCTCCAGCGCGCCGCTGGCGTGAACATGGTCAACGGCGGCCCCGAAGGAACCAACGGCGCGATCATCCCCAAGACCATCGCCGACCGAATCGTCAAGAAGATCCACGACGTCTGCCCGATCCTGAACGCCGCTACGCGCTACACGATCAAGGGTCAGCTCGATCTTCCGTACTACGACGAGAGCGAGAACTCCATCACGGTCGAGTACGCCGACGAGTTCACCGAGGCGACTTCGAGCATCGGCGAGTTCAAGAAAATCAGCCTCAACGGCTTCCTCGCCCGCGCCCTTACCAAGGTGTCCCGTTCCTTGATGAACAGCACCGACGTCGACCTCGTGGCCTTCGTGGTGGACGACATGGGCACGAAGATCGCCCGTTGGCTCGAAAAGGAGCTGCTCATCGGCACTTCGAGCAAGGTCAGCGGCCTTTCCACGTGCTCCCAGACCGTCACCGCCGCCGCGACCACCGCTATCACGGCGGACGAGCTGATCGACTTGCAGGACGCCGTCATCGACTACTACCAGGCGGGCGCGATGTGGATCATGAACCGTGCGACCCGCACCGCGATCCGCAAGCTGAAGGACGGCAACGACCGCTACCTGCTCCAGGACGACGTTACCGCGCCGTTCGGCAAGACGCTGCTCGGCAAGCCCGTGTACACGTCCGACAACATGCCCGGACTGGAGGCTGGGAAGACCGCGATCTACTACGGCGATTTCAGCGGTCTCGCCGTCAAGTTCGCCGAGCAGCCGACCATCCAGGTTCTCCAGGAACTCTACGCGCCGCAGCATGCCATCGGCGTTCTCGGCTTCGTCGAGGTAGACGCGAAAATCCAGGTTGAGCAAGCAATCGCGCAGCTCAAGATGGCGGCTGCGTAATGAAGCTGCTCGTCAACAAGTCCTTTTCCGGCGTTCTCGGAAACGCCGGTAAGGGCCAGACAATCGAGGTGCCCGCTGCGGTCGGAAAGAAGATGATCGCAAGCGGGTACCCCGTCACGGAGGTGAAGGCCAGTGGCAGACGAAACGCTGGAAAGCCTGAAAGCAAGCCAGATACCGAATAACGTCCTGCTCCGCTACCTGCGCCTTGAACCCGATTACGTGGACGAGTTGGAAATGCAGACCGTTTCCGCCGTGTACGATGCCGCGCTGTCCTACGTCTACGAACGGTGCGGCATCGATGCGGAGTATGCGGACGAGCGCCCTGACATAGCGATAGCCGTCCTGATACTGGCGCGCGACATGTACGACAACAGGGCGCTCTACGTGGACAAGGCGAACGTGAACCGGGCGGTCGAATCTATCCTATCGTGTCATGACTTCAATCTGCTTTAGGAGGTGGAGCCGTGGATTACGACCAGCCTTTTGAATTGCAGAAACAGCAGACGGTCCAAGACGAGGGCGGTTCCGTGTCCGTCGAGTGGGAAACGGTCTACCGAGGTTACGCCCGCATGTCCAGCCTCGGCTCCACCGAGTTCTGGCAAGCGGCAGCCGTCAAAGCGCAGGACACGATCAAGCTGTTCGCGCGCTTTCATCCCGTGTTCGACGGCATGGACACGCGCGAAGCTCGGTTGCTCTGGCGCGGCAAGGCGCTGGATATAACCAGCGTCGAGAACGTCGGCTTCCGAAACGAGCAGATCGTGATAAGGGCGGTGTCCAGCGAATGAGCAAGGGAATCTACGTCGACGCTTCCGGCTTCGGAGACGCGTTCGAGGGCATCCTGGACGACTTCATGGATCAATGCACGTTGGATGCGAAAAAGGCCGTGCAGAAAGGCGGCAACGCATGCAAGAAGCAGCTCCAAGCCACTACCGATCCGAGGATGACCGGCGAGTACGCCGCAGGATGGAGGATGCGCACCGACAATGATCGTTTCGGCGGCTACTACGTGCGCGTCTACAACGCCTCCAAGCCCTCGCTCACGCACCTGCTGGAGTTCGGCCACGAGAAGTTCATCCACGGGCGCGACACGGGCGAGCGCGTTCCGGCGCACCCGCACATCGAGCCCGCGTACGAGACGGGCGCTGAGACGATATTGAAGGAGCTTGGCAGATGATGCGCAAAGATGTTTTCGCCATGCTCAAATCGGCCGGGATGCCCGTAGCTTACCGCCAATGGGCTCCGGCCAAGCCGCCTCCGCTCCCGTACGTCGTGTTCTTTCAAACGGGCAGGAGCGACGCGTACGCGGACAACTCCAACTACGCGAAGGTCCCGCGCTGGTGCGCGGAGCTGTACAGCGAGGGCAAGCACGACGACGGCGAGGCGGCGATAGAGCGGGCGCTTTCGGAAAACCAAATCACGTATTCGATCAACGAAACGGGCGACCAGGGGGACTTCTTCCTGGTCGCCTACTACTTCGACACAATCTAGGAGGATGACATATGGCAAACGAAGCAACCAACAAAGTGCGGTTCGGCCTCTCCGACGTGGCCATCGCTCCGCTCACCGGAGCGGGAACCTATGGCGATATTACCAAGATCCCCGGCGCGGTGAGCCTGTCCACGTCCCCCGAGGGCGGCACTGAGAAGTTCTTCGCCGACAACGGCGCTTACTACACTTGCGTCACCAACGCCGGCTACACCGGCGATCTTGAAATGGCGCTCATCCCCGATTCCGTCAAGGTCGCGATCTTCGGCTGGGAGATCGACAAGAACGGCGCGCTCGTGGAGATCGCGGACGCCGTGCCCAAGCCCTTCGCGCTGCTCTTCAAGGTGAAGGGAGACGCGAAGGATCGCCTCAACGTGTTCTACAACGTGACGGCGGAGCGCCCGAGCGACGAGAACAAGACCACCGAGGACAGCGCTTCTCCGACCACCGAGAAGCTGGCCGTGACGATGATCCCAGAGGAGATCGGCGGCAAGAAGGTCACGAAGCTCTCCATCGAGAAGAGCGCGGCCAACGCGACGGCTTACAGCGGGTTCTACGATTCCGTCCTCACGCCGTCCTTCACTGAGGTGTCCTCGTAATGATCAAATCGGTCATCTACGACCGCGAGGTGACCATGCAGGGGTCGCCGTACACGTTCCTGGTCTACCGGGAGGCGTTCGGCGGCGACCTCTTCAAAGCGGTTCTCGCGGCATACGAGGGCGGAACGCCCGACATGTCGATCCTGCTCCAAGTCGCATGGGCCATGTGCCGGACGCACGACGACGGCGTTTCCGATTACGCCTCATGGCTGCGCGAGTTCGATCCGAAATCCTTCGCGCTGGGCGACGCCCGCGCGCTGGAGGTGATCGACTCGGCCATATCGGCCGAGCTGTTTCGTCGCGAAAAGACCGGGCGCGCCAGGAAGTGTATCGCCAGACGAATGGACGCCCTGGCGAAACGTCTTGGCGCTCGTGCGGATCGGATTCTCGGTTGAGGACGTCCGCCGCATGACCATGCGCGACTTCATAGCGTACACCGACTTGGCTTTCCCGGACGGGGGCGGAGTGCGCGACGCGACGCAGGAGGACATAGACAAATTGCTCGGATAAACCAAGGAGGTGAATGCAAATGGCAGACGTATACAAAGGATTGACCGTCAAACTCGGAGCCGACACGTCAAGCCTTTCGAGCGCCTTGCGCAAGGTGCGCAGCGAGGTCAGCGGGGTGAAAACCGACCTCCGTTTGGTCGAGAAGGCTCTGAAACTAGATCCCGGCAACGTGAAGCTTCTCGCCCAGCAGCAGAAAGACTACCAGAAGGCTATCGGCGCGACGGTAAAAGAGCTCGAACTCCTGAAGGAGGCGGAGCAGAAGCTAGCTTACGAGATGACGGACGGCTTCATAGGGCCTGTCAACCCCGACCAACAGCACGAGCAATGGACGAAGCTGCAATCCGACATCGTAATTACCGAGCAGAGGCTGAAAGGCTACAAGCAGGCGCTCACGGAATCGATGGTGCAGCA